TCTATCGGTAAGTAACCTACCAACTTGCTTACCTTGCCTATCTTCTCAAACTCAGTGGTAGCCGGTAGGTGTTGCACATACCAAATCGGCTCTGCTAAATCCATCAGGTCAAAGGAATAGATACCAAGTGGTGTCGAGTTGATGTAGAAGGGGATGAGGTCGCGCTCAGCAGATTGAGTAATCAGCTTGCGATACTTCATCTCCTCAATCAACAAGGTTTCATAGTGCCTGGCCCTGCACTTGAGTTCAATGTAGTGAGCAGCCTGCACAGAGATACAATCAAAGGTATCAAAGATACCTGGTGCCTTCTCTAAGTCAGGGTAGTAACCCTCACGCAAGAAGGTAAAGAGTAGTTCTTCGTTCATTTCCAAGGACTAGACCCACCCAGTATCTCTTGCAACTTACGCAAGGATTGGGTACATCTGCGATCAGCAGTAGATGTAGCACACTCAAGATATTGTGCTACTTGTTGCAACGTAAAGTTCTCGTGGTGGCGAAGGCGAAGGATAGTCTGGTCTTCTACCTCTAGTTTAAGATAACCCTTCTTAATATCAATAAGACTTGCAAGCAGGTTGCCACCCTCTGATGGTGAGGACTTGCCCTTGGGTTGCCCATCTTGAATCATCTGTTGTACCTGCTCTAGCACTGTGCCATCTAGCACCGATGCAATCACAAAGGGTAGTAGCTGAGCTAAGGTAAAGGATTCGTAGTAGACCTCATCAACGGTGCTATAACCAGACTTGATAGCCTTCTCCTTGCGAGCATAACGCTCTGCTACACGCTTCATCTGCCAGGCAATACGCTGCTCATTGTGTCTGCGCTTGTGCTCATCTGGCTCCATTAAATCTACGTTGTGATCGTTAGCCCTAGTCATAGCCCAAGCCACACACTCCTGCTTAATATCATCACGCTCTACATAGTTCTTATACCTGCGATAGATAGTGTTGGCAACAGAAGGTACTAGGTCATAGATTATTGGATGTAGTTCAGTCACAGTCTGGTAGCGCCAAATCTATTGTGTGCTGAATGTTGAGCAGCTTGATGGCAAGAAAGTCTATGTAGTTACTAGCATCTGCTAACTCCTCTATCAACTCTCTGATGGTATCTGAGGTGGTAAAGGCTTCAAACTTCTGTCCTTGCGCTAGTGCATATTGACTATGACCTACCGACTTCACACGTGAGGCACGAAGTGAGGCAAAGGATTCAATAAAGGATATGAGATCTTCGGTGCTTAGCCCAACAGAGCGATAACCGATGACTGCATCGTGGCCTACTAGCGGATTGGATTCGGGCAAATGAGTATCTCTTCTTTGACTCGATCGTGGCTCAGGATTTGGAAGCCCATAGTATGCAAAATCCGTAGCATCGTGTCCCACTCGCTCTCGGTCATCATCATACATCCGACTCTCCTATCAGTAACTTGCGTGTGGCACTAGCGCCATTGGCTAAGTAATAATCATTGATATCCATATTAGGTGGAAGTGTAACAATAACTGAGTTAAATACCTCATTGGCAACACGCTTTGCAAACTCAGCTCCTGGGTTAGAACCATCTTCTTTAACATCATTATCGCCTACAACATAAACGCTTTCATAACCGCTAAAGAGTTTGGGATAGTGTGGCTTCCACGCTGCAACTCCTGGCACTCCCACTGCCGGTATGCCTAACTCACCCGATACAATCACAGTATCTAGTTCACCCTCACACACCACGATATAAGGCTTCATCAGTAAGATATCGGAAACGTTGTAGAGATGTGCCTTCTGACCAGTAGGTGAGCCATACTTGGGTTTGAGATTATCTAATCGTCTGAACTTAAAGCCCACACAACTACCCGATGCGGTGATGTATGGGATAGATAGCCACCCGCTATACATCTCGTGACCATTAAGTGGCTCGGTGATAATGCCTATCTGAAAAGAAGCTGCTGTAAGTTCACAGATTCCACGTGCGTCTAGCACGCCTAACGCCTCTGGAGTTATTGCCTGTGCGTATCTCTGCGCCGCTTCGAGTAGCAATCTCGACTGCACGTTTGAGGCCATCTTTGAACTCCAAGTTCTCTAATAAACATACTAGGTTTACTGCATTGCCACCCTTACCGCAGGTGTGGCAGAAGTATAAGTTATCTAAAGTGTTAATGACTGCCGATCTACGAGTATCATTATGTAGACAACATCGTACAGATACAGCCCTACCTTCTCGTACCTCACCTCCGTAATTGGAAACAATGACTCCTATGGGGATTGCGTTTGCATCAACGGAACCTTTGAATCTTTTGTTTTTACCCAGCCTATTCCAATCTTGTGTTGGCATACACAATCCCTTTCTTGGCACTTATCGTGCCAGTTAGAGGCACGCTTGAGATGACCGGCACCGTTCTCCTGACCACCTTTGGTGCAGTTAAGACAAATTATCATCTTCTTCTTCAACCTCTTCTGGCTCTAGTATCTCTGTTGTAGTGATATCACCCTCTGGTACTGGCATTTATTTGTTCTCCTTTTGCCACTCTAAATGGATAGATCCTTTTTCTATATGTCGTTTAATTAAAGACTGTAAACCTTTTTCTGAACTACCTATAATTGTAATACCACAGTTACAACCTTTTGAATAATGTGGTGGTTCACTATAAGTATAAGTTCCTTCGTTCATTGCTTCTCCTTCAACCATTGTGCTAGGTCTTGGATGACCCAGGCTTTTTCTATTGAAGAGTTGCGACGCTTAACTACCACATAGTGCAAGGGAACTTCCCCAAGTCCACGCGCCGTAGCGTAGTTAAGCGCCTCAACCTCTGCTTCTCTCCAGAAAGCAGGCAGGGAAAGGGTCTGCCTGTTCTTGAGTTCTAGGATATATGTTTTACTTGCAACAATCGCAACCATATCTCCCTCATCCTTACTGCCAGCTTTCGTCAAGCGTTCAGCAAGAACTCCCATTTTACGTAGCCACTTGAGTACGTCAGTCTCAAAGGTGGCTCCTTTAGTCTTGTTGTACTTGCTCATCTACAATTACAACCTTGTTAATCTTATAGACAAGATTACCTTGCTCATCCTTAACAAGTTCAACAATTCCAGCTTGCAGGATTGCACCAACGAAGTTAGCCAAGTCTGCCTGCAATATGTCAACTCGCTTTAATAGTTGCTCGTACTCATTCTTACTGCGCCATTCCATTATTTCAGACATTGTAACCTCCTTGGTATCCAGCGATAGTATCTTTGCGTAACATCCAACCAAACTCATTTTGATCGCTTATCTGTACTGCTGCGTAATTTACTAGTAACTGTGCATACTTCTTGCCATCTGCTGAGTGTGGCCCAAACCTATTCTTGACCGGTGCCACCTTGAGAATACCCTGGCTAGGGTCATAACCTAGTGTGAGTATAAGGGCAGGTAGCTGAGATACCTTGCCGTGTATTGCTCTGCGATGAGGTGGCTCAGTAGGTGAGCCATACTCTGACTGTTCTGATACGTGGTGCAGGACCATTACGCACGCCTCTGTTGTGCGTGCCATATTGTGGAACTCCATCATAATTGCACGAAGTCCTGCCCATTCATTATCGGTCTCTGCTGCTACGTTCATCAGGTTGTCAATAACTATCAACTCTGGTGGCATACCATAGAGTTCAACGTAGGCCCGAACCTCTAGTTCGAGATCATCAAGTGATGGTGATGAGTCGAATACCCACTTGATGTGTGCAACCTTATCCAAGTGAGCATCGTAATAGTGTGAATCGTTTGACAGATTTGCCTCAACGGACACCTGTGAATGACCAGAAAGGTGAGAGGCAGCACGCATCATTACTGTTGTCGTGTCGGTGTCAGCAGAAAAGAACAAAGTCGGAACCTTTGCTTTGACTGCATAGATAAGTGAGAACATTGACTTACCAGCATTAGGAGCAGCAGCAATCATACAGACTTGACCACGCCTAAACTTAATACCTTCGGCTACTAAACCTTTCCATACATCAGGTAGCGGTGTTGCCTTGGTAAGCACACCACTCCACGCACGCGAAAGATTGAGCACCCTATCCCTCTCAACAAGCTATCTAATCCAGATTGTGTCGCACTTATCTGGTGCGCCCTTTGGTGTTGGACACATCCAACCCTGCCAAGGACCCTTGCTTGATGTACCTGTCTTGAATGTCATTGCACCGTGCTTACAGGAATTATTAGTTCCTGATGCAACCGGTGCTGGTGCTGTGTATGTGCTATTAAAGGCTTGTGCTACTGATGCAACTGATGGCACTGGTGCTGGGCTACCACCTGCTAGTTCAAATCCTGTTGCTCTGATGTTCATTGCGTTCATAGCAAGATCTGCAAGACCTGCCTCTAACTCTTTTACATCTGCTGCATACAAGTTGATAAGTGTTCCATCACTTAACTTGTAGTTTATCTGGAACTTAGTTCCCTCTGTTGCCATTTACTTTCCTCCACTTGGTTTGATGTTTAGTCGAAATGACTCTGCTCCAACTTTCTTAGGAACAAAACCTAGAAGTTTCTCAACCTCTTTGTCGTCCACAGTAGAACGTCCTGCCACTGTAGTCCAACTCAATTCGATGCCACTTGCTGTGACACCTAGCAAACCTTCAAAGGAGGCCCTCAAAGAGTCTTGCTGCTTTTCTAAATCTTTAATCTGAGTAGTCAACTGTAGAAAGAACAGTGCATTTTTGTCAACTTCTGCATCTTCAATCAGCACACTACTGACTGCTGTACGTTCTTTTTTTAGACCAACGCATCCCATCTGCCCACTTGCGTCATAGTATTTGCAATAGAACTTGCAGTAACTTTCATCCTTTTCAGGAGCTGGTGCATCTGCTGACTCTTTAATAGCAGATAACCAGTTCAATGCTTCCAAGGCCATAGCCTCGTTGTACTCTTCTGTGTGTACCTTGACATCACGTTCATCACCATCACGTGCGATAGCAACTAGTGATACGCGCTCTACCTTATGACCGTTCTTTGTTAGGAGATAACCATAGACCTGTACCTGCCAACGCTGTTGCGTTGATGGGAAGTATCCAAGGTTCTTAATCTTACTTGTCTTCCAGTCAATCACATCGCCGGTACTAGGTACGAAACAGTCAATGTGTGCCTTCATTCCATTGTATTCAACCTCAGTTTCAAGCATCACATCTGCATTATCAGAGAGTGCCTTCTCAATCTCTGCGTGGATAGCAGTACCCATAATGGCAGCCAGCTTTAACTCGTTATCGTTAGTCTCTGGTTGGTCATTGAGTCTGTACCAAACCTTGCGACGACATCCACCTAGCTCAGATGGACCTATCTGTACCTGTGTTGAACGATCACGCTTAGCATCGCCTGCCTTGAGTGCAGTAAGTAATAGTTCTTTAGGATCAGTAATCACCCTAACTCCTTCTCATCATCCATCGCTCCGCATATAGAACAGGTTATCTGTCCATCCAAGTCCTTTACGAAGTCGTGT